ATGTGCTATAGCGCACAGTTACTCCAAGGAGAAACGCATCAAAGCCGTGGAAGGCGATGCCGAATTTGTGATCTGCAACTACGACGGCTTGGACATTGTGAAAGAAGCGATTATCAAGGGCGGGTTCGACCTTGTAATCATTGATGAGGCGAATGCTTATAAGAACGTGTCCACGAAGCGATGGAAGACTCTGAACTCGATACTAACCCCTGCTACATGGGTATGGATGATGACCGGCACCCCCGCAGCGCAGTCGCCTACTGATGCCTATGGGCTGGCAAAACTCATAAACCCCAACAAGGTACCAAAATTTTTTGGGGCGTTTCGGGATCGAGTCTTGATCAAGATCAGCCAGTTCAGGTTTGTCCCGCGTCCGCAGTCCCAGCAAATCGTCCACGAGGCGCTACAACCTGCCATACGGTTTACCAAGGACGAATGTCTGGACTTGCCGGAGATGACTTATGTCATGCGTGACATACCGCTGACCAAGCAGCAGAAAACATACTACGAAGAAATTCGCAAACAGATGTTGACGGTTGCCGCTGGCGAGGAGATCACTGCGGTGAACGCAGCCGCGAGTCTGAACAAACTACTTCAGTTGTCGTGTGGTGCGGTCTATTCGGATAGTGGAGAAGTAGTGTCATTTGACGCTAGGAACCGGCTCGATGCGCTACTGGAAGTGATCCAAGAAGCCAGCCAGAAAGTGATCGTGTTTGCGCCTTTCCGACACGCCATAGAAATAGTTACCGAGGAGTTACGTAATAACAATATACCGTGTGAAATAATCAACGGTGCTGTTCCTGCAACCAAACGCTCTGAAATCTTCAAGAAGTTTCAGGAGAGCGACACCCCCAAGGTGCTGGTCATCCAGCCCCAAGCCGCTGCGCACGGTGTCACGCTCCATGCCGCCAACGTTGTTGTTTGGTGGGGACCGATAACTTCAATTGAGACGTATTTGCAAGCGAACGCCCGTGTCCACCGTGCAGGACAACACCATCCTTGTACCGTCGTACACCTGCAAGGGTCTCCAGTGGAGAAGCGGATATATAAAATGCTGTCTCAGAAGTTGGACGTACATACCAAGTTGATCGAGTTGTACCGAAATTTCATCGAGGAGGTGGCTTGACATAGTGAGAACGACTTCATAAATTAGGAAACCCACAAGGAGAACATCATGAGTGCAGTAAACGCAGAAAAGCTTGCGGAGATTTACGTCAAGATACGAGACGCCCGCAAGAAGTTGGCTGAAAAAGACGATCAGTTGAAAGAGCAACTGAATACCGTAGCAGAAGAACTTTTGAACATCTGCAAAGAGCAAGGTGCTATGACAATCCGTACCCCCCACGGTACGGTGTCGCGTCGGATAGACAAGCACTATTGGACTAGCGATTGGGATTCGTTCTTCACTTTCGTCAAAGAAAACGATGCTTTTGCATTGCTCCAACGTCGGATAAACAACTCCAACATGGAGCAGTTCCTTGAAGAGAACCAAAACCTTCACCCGCCGGGGTTACAGGCAGACACGAAACAGACTATTGTGATTACCAAGCGTTGAGGAACGTATATGAGCAATGAACTTGCTATGCTGAATACCACTCTGCCGGATTACCTGCGGAGCGCCACAATTGACGACACGACCAAGGCCCTCATGGGAGGAAGTGGAGCCACTTCCCGCCGTATCTCCATCAAAGGGGGTGTGTGGCGTCTCATGATCAACGGCAAGGAAGTCGCACAGAACGAAGACCGCCACATGAACGTGGTCATCGTTGCGGCATCCCCAAAGGTCTCCCGCACCTACTACGCAAACCAGTATCAGGAAGGTGCAGAAGTAACCGCACCTGACTGCTGGTCGGCGGATGGTGAAGTTCCGGACGCAAAGGCAGCGTCCCCGCAGTCGAAGCGGTGTGTCGATTGCCCGATGAACGTTCAAGGTTCGGGGCAGGGTAACAGCCGTGCGTGTCGTTACAGCCAACGCCTTGCTGTCGCATTGGCGAATGACATCGAAGGTGACGTGTACCAGTTGACCCTTCCGGCTACGTCGATCTTCGGTGAAGGTGCGGCGGGTAAGTGGCCCTTGCAAGCGTATGCCAAAATGCTTGGCAGCAAGGGGATTCCGGTCACGGCTGTGGTGACAGAAATGCGGTTTGATACCGCTAGTGCCACGCCGAAGATCAACTTCAAGCCGGTGAGTTTCTTGGATGCCACGCAGCATCAGGCCGCTATCAATCAAGGCAACACTGATTCGGCTAAACGCGCCATCACGATGACGGTTGCGGAGGCTGACGGGGTCAAGGTCAAGGCACCTACTGCTGCGCAGCCCCCTGCGGAAGCCCCTCCAGCCCGCGCTGAAGAGGAAGCAGTACCTGAACCTGTGAAGCGATCATCCAAGAAGGTTGAGGAAACCGCAGCGGCCAAGCCTGATCTCTCGAAAATCCTCTCGGAATGGGATGACTGATGGCTGGGCACGGGTATTCAACGCTTATGATACAGGCAATAAACGATGCCAATCCTTTCTTGACGGGGGTCAAACTCGCCAAGATTTGCGTACGCCTCAGCATTCCTGTGAAAGACGTTGCTGAATATCTGGATGTCAGTCGCCCTACTGTATACGGGTGGTTCGTCGGCAAGAAAGAAGTGTCCGAACCGTACCGTGAAAGGGTTGAGAAGCTAATCGAAAAATTAGCTTAACGGTTAAATGGGCTAGGGTAGCTCCCGAAAAAGATGTGCCGTCCATCTCTGCCCATTTATTTTTGACGGTTTGAGGACGGCTATGATTTCACGTAAGGACTTCCTTGCCTTGGTGCTTCCATCTTTGGAAGAAGGCGAGTCCTATTGCACTGTTGGCATCAAGGAAGATGGAGAGGACAAGGATGTCCGCCAACGCTTTGTACACAGTATCGAAGGTATTTCCGAACACGCTGACGAGTATGTAGTTAGCAAGTACAACGCGTTTTATGGAATGGCAAAGTATGGTCCGGAAGACCGCCGTACCACCAAGAACGCCATTGCCCTGAAATCGTTCTACATCGACCTCGACTGCGGTACGGGTAAGCCTTTTGCTGATCTGAGTGAAGGACTTCTTGCCCTACGTGCCTTCTGCAAACTGACTGGGTTACCCCGCCCCACGATAGTGAAGTCGGGTACGGGCGCTCACCTGTATTGGGTGTGCGAAGAGGCCCTGCCACGGGAGAAGTGGTCTCTGTATGCCGAGCAGTTGAAGGCGCTGTGCGTTCAGCACAAGTTTGATGTTGACCCAGTGGTGACGGGGGAAGCGGCACGTATCCTGCGTATCCCCGAGACGTATCACGTCAAAGACCCTACAAATCCGATTCTGGTAGAAGTGCTTCACGTTGCCCCGCAACTATCATGCGACGACGTTCACAAACTGCTTGAACCGAGTTTCGAGGTCATGGCTGCTGCCAACAAACAGCAGTACAAGCGCCAACTGGACCCGGTCACCCTAGCGTTGATGGGCAACAAGGAAGCCAAGTTCAAAGACTTGCTGGTCATGTCTTTGGAAGGGAAAGGCTGCGCCCAGATCGCTCATATCTACAACGAGCGCGCTACTCTGAGTTACGACATGTGGCGCGGCGGACTTAGCATTGCCCAGAAGTGTAGTGACCGGGACAAGGCCATCCACATACTGTCCAAAGGCCATCCGGACTATTCCCCGGAAGCCACGGAAAAGATGGCGAACGGCACGAACGGCCCATACACCTGTGAGAGATTCCGTCTTCTGAACCCGGTGGGCTGTGAAGGATGCCCCCACAAGATCGTGACCCCCATTGCGCTGGCTGAACGGGTAGTGGAGGCTCCTGCTGATACGGTCGTGACTGCGGTTGAGGAAGTGACCAAAGAGGTCAAGCAGTACGCGATACCGAAGTTTCCGTTCCCTTTCTTCCGTGGCAAGAACGGTGGGGTTTACTACAAGACTACCCGCAAGGCCAAGGATGATGACGACGACGATCAGGAGGTTGATGAACTCCTGTACCGATACGATTTCTATGTAGTGAAGCGCATGGTTGACCCCGACCTGCTTGACACCATTTTGTGTCGGCTACATACCCCGAAAGACGGTGTGCGGGACTTCATCATGCCCAACACCACCATCGTATCGAAAGACAAGTTCATGGCAACTATTGCCCCGCAGGGTTTGGTCATACTGGGCAAGAAGCAAGACATGATGATGCAGTACGTAAAGTCTTGGGTAGACGAACTTATGAAGGAAAAAGCAGAAAAGGCGCACCGCCAGTTTGGATGGACTGAAGACGACTCGTCCATCATCATTGGGGAGCGTGAGATCAAGGCCACAGAAGTTCTGTACAGCCCTCCGTCCGCGCCGACCTTGCCCAATATCCATTACTTTCAGCCCAAGGGCGACTTCCATGTATGGAAGAACATCATCAACCACTACGGCAAGCCCGGTATGGAGAACAGGGCGTTCGCGTTTTTCTTGGGGTTCGGTATCCCGCTGATGCGGTTTACCGCGCTGGACGGATTCCTCGTCAACCTGATGAGCCGTAACTCAGGTTCCGGAAAAACTACGATCCTGCACGCTATCAACAGTATCTATGGGCGTCCGAAGGAACTGACGCTGGCTCCGAAGGATACCTACAACGTCCGCATGAACCGCCTTGGTGTGATGCAGAACCTTGCCGTGACGATGGATGAAATAACCAACATGCCCGCTGAGGACATGTCCAACCAAGTCTATGACGTGACATCCGGACGCGCCAAACACCGCCTGAAGCAGCACGATAACGTCGAGCGGAACAACAACACCAAGTTTCAGACTGGCGTCATATCGTCCTCCAATCGCTCCGTCATGGACGTACTGCTCTCCATCAAGGGATTCCCAGATGGTGAATTGAAGCGGGTTCTGGAGGTCACTGTAGAGGCTGAGGAAGGCGCAGACGCTACATGGTCGCGTGACCACTTTGAAAGACTGATGGAGAACTACGGCCACGCCGCAGAACCGTACTTCCAAGCCGTGATCGCCCAGCTACCGGCAGTTAAAGACCTACTGAGCAAGACGCGTGACAAGGTAGACCTTGCGGCTAACGTCCGTCCATCTGAGCGGTTCTGGAGTTTGATCGTTGCCCTGTCCGTTACTGGCGGACTGATCGCAAAGAAGTTGGGGCTTCACGATATACCGGTTCAGCCGGTATTCGATTATGGCGTTCGCTTGATAAAGGAAACGCGTATCAAGAGCCGTGAATACATGTTTGATGGAGATGAGTTCTTGGGAGTGTTCTTCCAACACCACTTCAACGAAGTGCTGGTCATCAACGCCAAGACAGACAAGCGCACCGGACTGGAGCAAGGACCGATCAAGGAACCCCGCAATGCGATGACAATGCGGTACGAACCAGACACGAAGATGTTGTACGTATCCGCTACAGCGTACCGGACAGAGTGCAACAAGCGGTCAATGAACTTTGAGGAAACCCTGAAACCCTACATCAAGTGCAAGGCGCTTGTGGTCCACCCCGGCGGACTAACGACCAAACGCAAAAAGATGTTCGTTGGAACCACTGCCAGCAACACGGCGGCTACTACCTGCCTGTGGTTCGACACGACCAAGTTGGACTTCTTCAACGAAGACGTACTGATCAACGCAGTCCCCGATGAAGATTTACAACCTCCCAGTTCTGGTTGAATGGAACAAGTTCCAGCCGGGTAGTTCGTTCTTTATTCCATGCCTTGACCGTAAAGACATGGAGAAACAAGTTAAGGCTGAGGCCGAACGGCTGAAAGTTGAAGTTCTGTGTAAACATGTTGTAGAAAACAACATGTATGGATTGAGAGTGTGGCGCGTGTACAATACCCCCGCACTCTAGTTCTCCGTAAGAGAGCCTTGCCCCCGGTAACACGGGGGCTTTTTTATTCCTCCAAGCCTAGTTCGTCGTAGATTCTGCGGGACAGTTTCTGGTCTACAGTAATGCCGTACACGGACTGCGCAATGCTCTTCTGCCGTCGCTGGACTGCCCCGATCAAAGTTTCGGCGGTAATAGCCCGCTCGGGGAACGTAGCACTGAACGCTTGTGCTTCCTCAACTGCCGACTGAAACCCTTCATAGTCGCCGCTGAGTCGGGCTACAGCCGCACGAGCGATGATGGAGTTACGTCGCTCCAGTATCTCGCGCTGCATACGGGTAGTGGCTCCCGCAATATCACCGGCTTCGGCAACGTCACTCGG